CTACATTCTCAATAGCCTCGTTTTCTTGGTTTTCCATGATAAAATATTATATAATTACTTTACTTATTATTACTTGGGTTCAAAAGAACCTAAGTCAAATCCACCACCAATTATGTCGTTACCCGATGATTCAAAATCTTTAGGCGGTGTATTGTTTTTTCTTTGATCTATTAACTCACTTTGCTGGGTACCCTGCATTTTAATTCTTTGATCCTTTCTGTCCTCTTTTTGTTGCTCTTTGTTGCTAGCAAGCTGAGTGTCCATATTTCTTATTTGCATGTTGTAATTAAACTCCAGCTGCATTAACTGCATTTTAGACTGAACCTCCAGCTGTAACTTACGTTCGTCTAATTGAGCTTCAACTTGTTTTAGCTGTAATTTTTGCTGAGTAATTGCTGTTTGTTTTTGCACTTCAGCTTGGGCGGCAACTTGTTGAGCTTGTGCATTGGCTTGCGCTTGAGCTTGGATATTCTGCTGCTGTATTAATTGATCTCGCTGTTGCTTCTTACGTCTTCTAATCTTTAATACTTGATTAGCTAACTTTATATTTTTAATTTCGCGTATATCAATAGCGTCCTCTAAATCAATAAGACCGGCTGACAATGCTGTTTGGATATTATTTTCCAGCATTGCTTTTTCTTCTTCGTCTGGTGTTAGTTCAATAAATATTCCAAAGTCATATAAATGCAACTCGCCCATTTCTTGAAGTGTTGCAACATTATGCCCGCCTATTTTTTGAACAAAAGCTTCGGCAGTTTCTGAAAATTCTAGTATATCAGATATTCTAAGGGATATACATTCCGCCTGTTCTGCAGTTAAAAACAATCCGCTGTCTAATATATGTCTAGTTGCAGTATTTGAATTTGCTGCTGCAATTTTTTGAATACCAACAAGAGCTCTAGAATCAGGCATGCTGCCGTCTCTAGCTTCATTCAATCCTGTTGTATCACGGATCATTTGCAAATAATAGTTATATGTATTTATTAAAGCAGCTAATTTATTGCCGCCGGCGCCGCTTGTAATCTCTTGAATTGGTACTTTGCCGGGGTTCATATCACCCTCTTGGGTAAATGACCTACCAATTACAGAACCTGTTTGAAAAAACATATTTAATGCTTCTTGCGGATTGTAATTAGTTCCATTACCTAAATCAATCTCAGCTAAACCGTCGGCATCAAGATAAACACCATCTGGTACCATTCTTGACATTACTTGCTGTAACTTTAAATGCGTCAACTGAATCATATCAGCGAAGCCTGTTATACGACTTACTATTGATTCAATTTTACCTTTATACATTCTAGGCGCTACTATACTGTAATTCATTCTTACTTTAGTATAGTCGCTTTTAGGCCGCATCATATTTTTAGCTAGCTCCCACTTTAATAATATATCAGTGCCTAATATTAAAACACCTTCATATAATACCTCTAATGATCTAGATAGCTTGCCAAATTGCTGCTCTAAAACCTCTACTGGTGGGTCAAATTGGTCGTCTCTTAATAAAACTTTAGTTGCTCCAGTAGCCGTTTCTTTAACTTTGTATACTTCATTCATGTATGTTTTATAGTTAAAGTATAAAACTTGAACGGTGTTAGAGTCGGCTTCGTTGTAATTAGTTAAGGTTCTATCGTAAAATCCGTTGCTGGTATATGCAGTTTTACTAATTTTTTCTAGCTGCTCGTTATTTAAATTTGGAAATTGTTTTTTAAGCTCGTTAATTGGCACCTGCTTAACTTCTCCTACATAATATATATCTTCAAAATATGGTGATTCTGTATATGAATAAACTAAGTTAGCTGGATCTACATATTCTACAACAATACCTTCAGATTTTGTAAATCTATTTTTTATTGCTCCAATTCCTATTGTTGTTAAATCATAATAAACTCGCCTTTTTGTTAAATCATATCTATTGCCATCTAATATAGTATTAATAGCTTGTTCTTCTGCAATTTCAACAGCTTGCTTGTAACTAAGTTGCATATGCACCTCAAGCTCTTCTTTAGACTCTGGCAATTCGTTAATATTATTTTCAAATAACGATATGCCAAAATTTTCTTCTACAAAACTGCTTAAATCTTTAGCATGCATATCTCTAAGCACACTTTCCATATAGTCAGTTCTTTTAGATACTCCATAAGGATCTTGCGAATACGCCTTTATATCAAAAGATCTATCTGCCATTCCATTCACTACTATATCAACAAACTTTGGTATAATAGGTACGGGTTTCCAATCTAAGTTTAAATATGACAAGTCTCCGTTTATAGATAGCTCGTCTTTATATTTTTGTATGCTTTGCTCTCCGCGTGCATATAATCTTAACCGATGGAAAGCATGTTGGTTTGTTTTATACCTAGTCGTACCAGTGTCCATTTTAAACCATTCATCTTGAATAGCTTTACCGACTTTAAGTCCGTATTCAACTGACATCTTTTCAGCATCACTAGCTACTTGACTAGGGAAAAAATCTTTTATAACTGACTCAGCCATATTTATTTTATTATTTTTGATATTGATCCGCTATTTGTGTATTTAGCGATACTTAAGTTTAATTTTTGTTTTTCTCTATCCGCAACAGGCCTATACAAATGTCTATTACATCCCATAATAGCTAAACCTGAACTAATAGCGGCATCAAATTTTGTTCTTTTATTAATGTCAAATCTTGCCCAATCGTTTAATGTATTGTTAAAATACATATCTCCATACTGTCCATCTGATTTAATACCCACGTATTTATCTATATAAGATTCAATAGCAGCAGCGTGAGCCTGCTTAATATCCTCGCTAGAGTTTGGTATACCTCCAACTTCTTTTTCAGCAACTGATAATTTATTCCATAAACGATCAGGTCTATTCATTGAATATCCTCTGTACCCTCTTCTTTTTAAATAGTATAATAAACGTGGTTTATTATTTTCAGCAAGCAATGGCATTCCGTAAAAGACTAAAGCCATTAATACATCTTCAAAAAACATTTCAGCTGTTTGCGGTCTTGCTACGTATTCAAGAAAAAACGTATTTGGTGGGTGGTCTTCCATGCTAAACTTGGTTAATCCGTGCAAGGCACCTTTAGATCCTCTACCGTCTGTTGTTCCTGATATATCATACGAGTCACAACCAAAAGCACCCATATGCTCATTGCCTGGGTATTTAACACCGTTTTTAATTATTTGCCTGTTTTGTAATTCAGCATTAGGTACCCAAGTTATTTTAAATCTTCCGTTTTGATTAGGTGTAAATTTTACTTTTGAATCTTTAATACCATTTTCCCAACTAAAACTACCGGTACTTACTACATTACTATTGCGTAAATCTTCGTTATAATCAATCTGTTCGTATATTTTTGTTAAATTAAATATACTATTTTTAGTTTCATCCCTGAACGCGTGCTCTTCTGTTCTTGGAAACTGCCTGTAATATTCGTTTAAAGCGTCTTGATCATTCTTTAAACCGTCAGCTTCATTTTGCCAATGCTCTATAACGCCTACGTCAATAGGATCTCCATACGGCCCTTCTGTAGGTTCTTCGGGAGTGTCGAATACAGGTAACCCATAAGAATCAATGAATCCCTCGTAGTTCCATTCCATAGGTATGAACAAACTATATAATCCCGAAGCAGTCTGTCCATTGCGGTTTCGTTTGGTAACATCTGAAGCATAATAAAGTTTTTTAAAGTTTTCACCTCCTTTATCTAAAGCATTTGATGTTGACCCCATCATACACTTGCCAATAACCCTACTACCTAGCCTTAATGTTGTTTTAGTTACACGCCAGTTATTTAATATGTTATCTGGTCTTTCCCATTTACCACTTTCATCGTGGACTAATAGTTTTAATTTTTCACCATCATACGAGTTATCTCCCGTATTTTTCCAGTCAATAGTTGTATCTAATCCTTCAAGTTGCTCTCTTTGATCAGAAGACTGTATTGATTTTCTTGTAAGCTTTGAGGCTGGCACTCTATAAGCAAGTTCGGTTTTTGGCCGGTCCATACCATCTTGTATTGGCTTGAAGAAAAAAGGATAGTTAACCGATATAGGCACTACTTTGTCTGTAAACATTTTTTTTGCATCAGCACCAGACTTTGACAATATACCAAACCTAGCGTCACTTGATATTGTAGCTAAATTTACTGTTTCAGATGATGACATAAAAGAAAAACCTGATCGACGGTTTTTAAGATAACACATACCGTAGCATCTGCTGTCTGCTTTACAAGCTTCCCAGAATATAAAAAACAATCTGTTAGCTTCTCTAAAGTTTGGTCGTCCTACATCAATTTTGGTCCACTGCAGGTACATATAGTGAGTACCAGTAAGATAAGTAGCCATATTTCTATTATAGAACCAATAGCCTTCTTCACGTCGCCTGAACTCTTCGTCGATATACGTTTCCCATTTTTCTTTAAACTCATCTGGATATGTTTTCCAATCAAATATACTTTTAATGTTTTTAAGCTCTTTGGGATAGTCTTTTGCTTCCCATCTATTATTACCCTTAACAATATTTTTAGGCTCCTTAGGGAGCGCTATTTTAAGCCCCTGTATTTCGTATATCTGACCTATTTGTCCGGTTTTGCTAATGACTACAACGTCGTGTTCTTTATTGTAACCATAGCTCCACTTCTTACCTTTATTTAATCTATGTACGGTAGTATTTTTTATAGGCTCAATAACCTTATATAAAGTTTGTTCGTACATTACTTAGATCTTCTTTCTGCAAAACCTTTGAAAGCTTCTTTTTTTTCTTCCTTAGGTTTGTTTTCAAGGATTGCTTCTTCTTCTTGTATTCTATTCAATATTTCAAAAGCATCGAATATTGCAAGCTTTTTTGTAGCTGCGGCGTTTTTAAGTCTGTCTGCAGAGATATCATCGTCTGAATCAACGATAGGCTCTTTAGCAACTTTAATTAGCTCATCAACTGCTTTGTGTCCAGCTTGGATTATATTCTTCTTCGTCTCCTTGATATTCATATTTCATTAAAATTAAATTGCTTGGTATTCGGTATAGTCTTTCTTTTTCAATAAAAAACTCATATTCTAATCCTGGTTTAAAACCAACTAATGAATTTTGCTCAACAACGCCGTCAGTATATTTTACAATGCCAACTCCTTCTTTTTCTTTATTAATTGAAAACTTTTCAGTTTCTTTTATTGGTTTTACAAAACAATAACCATCAACACATTTCCATTCACCATTTCTTTTGTATGCAAATATTTGATCTGGCTGTACTATAAATTCGTTTTCATTTAAAAAACTACGGCTATTTTTTTCCTTAGCTCTAATATCATAGAATCTTCTAAATACATTATGATGCACTAGAATCTCATCACCAATTTCAATTTTTGTGCTATACGCAAGCGGTAATGC